GGTGTCAACATTACCGACAGGGTTGTAGTTAAGCTCAAACCCGTGTTGCCCCAAAACTTCCTAATTGACCCTGTGGCTACGTCTATTGATGACGCTATGGGTGTTGCTATCGACGAGTTTGTGTCTAAGCACAGCGTAGAAATACTACAGGAACAGGGCGTGTACAACGAGGCTCCTATTGAGTCTGCCGCACCTGATGCAGACCTAGAGCCTGACCAAGACCTTACGATCTACAACGACGATAAGGTACGCCTGACAAAGTACTACGGTCTGGTTCCTCGTGAGCTATTAGAGGCTGAAGGCGTAGACGTAGAAGAAGATTCTAAGTACGTAGAAGCTATTGTAGTTATCGCTAACGGCGGTACGCTTTTAAAGGCAGAAGCCAACCCGTACATGATGAAAGACCGTCCTGTTGTTGCGTTTCCGTGGGACGTAGTACCCGGACGTTTTTGGGGTCGTGGTGTTTGTGAAAAAGGCTACAATAGCCAGAAAGCTCTCGACACAGAGCTACGAGCACGTATTGATGCCCTTAGCCTTACAATTCACCCGATGCTTGCTATTGACGCTACACGGCTTCCCAGAGGGGCTAGACCAGAGGTCCGTCCCGGTAAAATGATCCTAACTAACGGAGATCCTCGTGAAGTACTTCAACCGTTCAACTTTGGACAAGTTGGTCAAATTACTTTTGCACAAGCCGCGTCGCTTCAGCAGATGGTACAGCAAGCTACAGGAGCCGTTGACTCCGCTGGTATTGCTGGACAGGTTAACGGAGAAGCCACAGCCGCAGGCATAAGTATGTCGCTAGGCGCTATTATTAAGCGTCACAAACGCACACTGATTAACTTCCAACAGTCGTTCCTGCTCCCGTTTGTTACCAAAGCGGCACACAGGTATATGCAGTTTGACCCTGAAAACTATCCCGTAGCTGACTACAAGTTCAACGCTACGAGTACCCTTGGGATTATCGCTAGGGAATACGAGGTTACTCAGTTGGTGCAACTCTTGCAGACTATGAAGCAAGACAGCCCGTTGTACCCTGTGCTGATCCAAAGCATTATCGACAACATGAACCTCAGTAACCGTGAGGAACTTATTGCGACAATGCAACAGGCGTCACAGCCTAACCCGCAAGCACAACAAATGGCTATGCAAGCACAGCAATCTCAACTTGAGTTCCAGCAAGCACAAACTGCCGCATTGCAAGGGCAAGCCGCAGAATCTCAGGCTAGAGCAGGCAAGTACGCCATCGAAGCACAACTTGCACCACAGGAACTTGAGATTGAAAAGATTGAAGCAATTACACGAAACCTTAGAGAAGGTGATGAAGACGATAAAGAATTTGATCGTCGGTTAAAAATTGCTGAAGTGGCATTAAAAGAAAAAGCTGTAAATAACCAAGTACCTAAAGGAGCAACACCCCGTGCTAATGACACAAACCGAAATGACCAAATTTCTCAACCAAATCAACGAGGCGTTCAAGGACCAGTTCGACAAACTGGAAATGCTCCAAGTCCGATTAGACCAACTGGAGGAGAAAGTTAATGCCAAAGAAAAAAGATCCAAAGCTAGCACGAGCCGGGGTAAGCGGGTACAACAAACCGAAGAGAACGCCTAGCCACCCTACCAAAAAATTTATTGTCGTAGCAAAAGAAGGCGACAAAACTAAAACAATACGTTTTGGTGATGCTAAGATGAAGATCAAGAAAGATCAACCAGCACGACGAAAATCTTTTAGAGCTAGACACAAGTGTGACACTAACCCGCCTAGTAAGTTAACCGCAAGATATTGGTCTTGCAAAAAATGGTAAGGAGATAATTATGCCATACGGACCCGGAACATACGGAAGCAGAGTTGGAAGACCACCTAAGAAGAAAAAAGCTAAGGCTAAGAAAAAGAAAAAGAAGAGTATGTAAAGATGCCTGCCAAAAAAAAGAAAAAGGCAAACGATGCGTGTGCAAAAAAAGTCAAAGCACGTTACAAAGTGTGGCCTTCTGCGTATGCGTCTGGTGCCGTAGCTAAGTGCCGTAAGGTTGGCGCTAAAAACTGGGGTAATAAAAGTGGCCGTAAGAAAAAGTAAAAAAGGAGCCGCACTCAAAAAGTGGTTTAAAGAAGAATGGGTTGACGTAAAAACAGGAAAACCTTGTGGTCGTAAGTCTGCAAAAAAAGGTAAATCTAAACGTCCATATCCTTCTTGTAGGCCAAAAGCCGTAGCCGCTAAGATGACTAAAGCAGAAAAAGCTTCATCATCAAGACGTAAAACAGGTCCAGCTAGGATTAAACACGCAGTTACAGCATCTGGACGTAGACGTAAAACTGCCAAAAATAAAGCTTGACAACATTACTAAAATATGGTATAATAGAATATATAGAGATAACCACATGGCCTCGTTAGATCAAGAAACAGAACAATATTATAATAAGTACTTTGACCTGTTTAACAACCCCGGTTGGAAACAGTTAATCGAAGAACTACAGCAGAATGCTCTTGTAATCAATAGCGTAGAAGCAACTAAAGATGAGAACGATTTGTATGTACGTAAAGGACAACTAAACGTACTTGCTTATATTCTTAACTTTGAGACAACTACCAATACTAATTACGAAGAGCTAGTTAGCGATGATTAAAGTATTTGATTTTCGCTGTACTAACGGACATATCTTTGAAGAATTTGTAGACGGAGATACTACATCCAGTAGGTGCGGATGTGGAGCCAACGCTACAAAAATCGTTTCAGCAACTCAACACGTACTTGATGGTGCCTCTGGAGACTTTCCCGGCAAACACATGAAGTGGGTACGTGAACACGAGCAAGCTGGACGATCTAGTCGGGAATCCTAGTCTTAGGGCATCTCCCATTTTAATCCTCCATAACCTTAATAATAGGCGGGGTAAGTTTATATTATGTCACGAGCACAATTACTTGATGAGCGTCCAGAAGAGGAAGCAACGGAAACAACTGAAGAACTGACCACAGACACTGTAGAGACTCCTCAAGAAGAGGAACAACCTCAAGAAACAGCGGCTGATATTCCAGAAAAGTACCAAGGTAAATCTGTAGAAGAACTTGTGCAGATGCACCAAGAGCTTGAGAAGTTCTCAGGCAAGCAAAGTACGGAAGTTGGTGAGTTACGGAAGGTCGTTGACAACTACATTCAGACAGAACTTTCAAACGAACAAGCACCTCAACAACAGCAACAAGAAGACGATGATGTAGATTTTTTTGTCGATCCACAGAACGCTGTTAACAGAGCTATAGATAATCACCCTAAGATCAAAGAAGCAGAAGCTTACACACAACAAGCAAGACAACAGGCTACTCTTTCACAGTTGAAATCCAAGCATCCTGATATGGAAAGTATACTGCAAGATCCTAAGTTTGCTGAGTGGATTAAGGGGTCAAAAGTCCGAACAAAGTTGTTTGTTCAGGCAGACCAAGGGTACGACTACGACTCTGCTGACGAACTGTTTAATCTCTGGAAAGAGAGAGCATCAGTAGCACAGCAAACCGCTAACGTTGAAAAACAGGCACGTAAGAACACTCTGAAGTCAGCTAGCACAGGCAACGCTCGCGGAACAGCAGAAGGGACACGCAAAAAAGTTTATCGTCGTGCTGACATTATTAAACTTATGCGAACAGACCCAGAGCGTTACCAAAGTCTTTCAGACGAATTACTGAAAGCATACGCAGAGGGTCGTGTACGCTAGCCTAACATTTAAGGAGAATTAAAATGGCTGGTGAAACCTCTGGTGCATATTTTACAGCTAATGCTGTAGTAGACAAAACTGCGGCGGGTACTTTTATCCCCGAAATTTGGTCCGATGAAATTATCGCCGCATACCAAAAGAACCTGAAGATGGCTCCCCTTGTCAAGCGTCTGTCAATGACCGGCAAGAAGGGTGACGTTATTCACATTCCTAAGCCTATCCGTGGTTCAGCTAATGCTAAGTCAGAAGCTACCGCAGTAACTATTCAGGCTAACCTTGAGTCAGAGTTGACTGTCACCGTAGACCGTCACTTTGAGTACTCGCGTCTGATTGAGGACATCGTAGAAGTACAGGCTCTGTCTTCTCTGCGACAGTTCTACACTGAAGACGCTGGTTACCAACTGGCTCTGCAAGTTGACACTGACTTGATTAACGCCGCTACTGGCTTTGGTGACGGTACTCGTACTGCTTCTCCTAGTGACGG